AAGTCATACTAACTACAGGACTCACTTTTAAAAATAAATGAGTTCTTTCTTTACCGTCAAATGTTTCAGTTATTGAAGAATTATATTCAGGATCATATCCTAAAAATCTTTTTATAGCTGATTCACAATAAGGAATATAAACATTGGTTATATCTGTCTTAAGTGCCGTTGAATAATCTAATTGAACTATTGATTCAACATCAGATACAGTGCATAGAGCCATTTAGGACTCCTTACTTGTCTTCAGTATCTTTTGGCTTGACAGCCTTATTTTCTACTTCTTTTGATTCGGCAGCTTTTTTAGGTGCAGCTTTCTTTTTAGCAGGAGCTTTTTCTTCCTTACCCCAACCTTGCTCTTTTAACCAAGCTTCAGGATATTCTCTTCCTGCTTTGGCTACAAGTGCAGCATTACCTGATGGTGCATCTTGAAGATTACCTTCAAAAATTGTTCCATCTTCTAGCTTCCAAATATTTTTTTCTACTACTACGAACATAATTATATATTACCTCATCTACTCAATTCTCAAATAGTAAAGCGGTAGATAAATCTACCGCTTTGACTATACACTATTTACAAACTTTAGAAGTTTGTTATAGAACAGAAACTTGCAGCTCTATAAATAGGGAAACCTAATCTCATTGTCAATCTAATTGCCAATTGATTCTTCGCAAAGAAGTCACTATGGCTATCAGAGACAGCAAGATCTACCCCTTGTCTCATCACAACGTGTGCAGCTTCGCCACCACCGAATTTACCGACTAATGCGGTACCTTCTGCGATAACGGTTGATGGAACAACTTTTAGACCCCAAATTCTTGGAGCAGCATCAGCACCGAATCCACCTGCAACGACAAACAATGGGTTCTTAGAACCTGATGTTGTTACGTCAGAAACGGATGTTACGATTTGGTACCAGTCTGAAGGATGCATCACAATAGCGTCTGCTTCTGTGAAGGCATCTTTTCTAATTTCTGTAATGGCTTGGTAAATCTGTCCAAGTCTTCCTAATTCACCAGCATATGGTAAAGCGTAATCAAATGTATTGATTCCGGATTTATTTAATATACCTGTTAGGTTTGGAGCAGAACCATCACCATTAATAAGTTGATTGTCCATATTAAGCTTCATCATTGTTGAGAGACGAGAGTTTACATAACCTTGAACACCTGCTACATCTGCGAGCAATTCATCAGTAACTGGCAAGAATGTTGCCATTTTTCTGATGGATTCTGTTCTCTCAGTGAATGCTAAGGCACCTTCATTAGATGTACTAATGTCAGCAGCTTCAGCAACTGATCCAGCATTGTTTGTGAAAGTTGTTTCTTCGAGATAGACATATGCATTTTGGTTTGTTTCGATTTGATCGAATAATCCAATAACGCTATCTGGATCTCTAAGAGCAGTTTCTAAAATGCCCGGAGTTCTGAGAGACTCTGGCGGATAACCAGTTGTGTTTAAAGTAGCTTTGTACTCATATGGGGAAAAATCACCTTTAGAGTCAACACCTTTAACTCCCTGATTTGTATATGCATTATATGCATCTGAATCAGTTAGTTGTTCACCAATTGTTTTAAAGCCTTTTGGCTCTTCAACAAGTGGAACAGGCATTGAGTTCACAGGTTGGTTTTCTATTTCGAGAGCTTTTGCGTTAGCACTTTTTGTTTCTTCGATTTTGAGATCTTCGACCATATTTGCTAGATCAGTATTAGCTTTCGCAATACTTTCTTTTTGATCAGCAGTATATTTGCCGTTTTCATCTGCACCCTCGAAGATGCTTTTTAGTTCTTCACGCGATTTTACGATCTGTTCTTTCAGTTCGTTAACTTTACTCACTATTTATCTCCTACGATAATTATTACTTATACTTCAAGATCTACAGTCTCGGCTATAAGCCTTTGACCTTCAATCCATTCAGCGTCAAAATCTTCGTCAGTTGATTCGCTGTTATCCTCTGGTTCTTCGGATACTTCAGAAACAGGAGTTTCTTCAGTCTCTTCTTCCTCAGAATCGATGTCAGAGACATCTTCGTCATATTCGTTGACTACACCGTTATTCTCATCAACGTCTACATCGCCAGTTGGTTGCTCTTCTACTTCTGACTCTGAAACTTCTTCATCACCGAACTCATCGACAAATGAGTCTAATTCTGCCCAAGCATCGCTAAGATCGTCCTGAACCGCGCGAAGAGCTTCAGTAGCTTTTACGCCTAATTTTCTACCGTCTTTTTCACGGAGGGACGAAATTGCTTTCGCCCTTGTAATAAGGTTTTCTAATGCAGCAAGCACATCTTTGACCTCTTCGGAAAAAGTCTTATTGACCTTTTCTGAAACTTCTAATTCTTTTTGTTCTTCAGCATTTTCTGCTGGAGCTTCCTCTGCAGGAGCTTCCTTTTCAGGAGCTTCTTCTGCTGGAGCTTCCTCTACTGGAGCTTCTTCAACTACTTCTTCTTCAGAAACTTCTTCAACAGGTTCCTCTTCAGGATCTGGTTGATTCATACTTTCTGTAGTCATTACAGCTTTTACATCAGCTATATCTTCTAGTAACTCTGTATTAGACTTAATAGCCATTGTGTATGTTTCTTGGTTAGCCCCGACAAGTACTGGTGAAACTTCATAAACTGTTAAACCTTTTAAGTATCTAACATTCTCTTCTTCATCACTACCGTCTTTTGAAATTTTTCCATATTCAGAATCATCAACCTTAAAACCAAAAGACCATTGTTGTAAATCACCCATTGCTTTTACTAAGTTATATGCTTCTCTTCCAGATTCTGTGTCCATAAAGAACTGACCTTTAAATGTCGCTTTATGATCATCTTGTTCTATTTGACCTTTACCAATTGGCATATCCCATTTATGAGCCCATACCATAGGAACATCACCTGATTTAAAACCTGATTTGATTGAACCTGACTTTACAATATCGCCATCTGAATCTATTTTATCAAAGACAGAAAAAACCGCAGCGACTTCACCTTTTTCGTCATTCTTTATTTCTAAGTCGATTGACTTGATATCAAAATTTTCTGACACTTAAACTCCTATATATATTAAATTGCCAATATCATATATAAGTTTATCAGTAGAACCTATTTCTTAACGACTACTTTTAATAGATTTATTTAGTGATGTCAGATATAATTCTTAGGCTAGATATAGGTTGAGTTACTCTTCTATCTGTTTTTTTGTGTGAACCGTCTTCTAATATTGCCCAGACTTGCATAGTGGCTTCTTTATCTCCGTTATTAACGGACACTACAACACCGTGAACTGTTGAAGGTGGCTGTGGACTTTTATCTATACTCCAAGATACAGATTGACCAACTCTTACTGATTCAGCTTTAAGAGCAGATTCAATTGTAGCTGTTAGTATTGCATCTGAACTTTTACTTGATTTTGCAGGATGACCTGATGGTAGTAAGTCAGTATCATAAGGTTTTCTTTTAAACTTTCCAGTTCTTAACGCTCTCAAAAACCCGTTAACTCTGGCTAACGCCCACTGGTCAGCAGAACTTACATTACCTCTAACTGAACCCGGATTTGTTCTATAAGCTCCAACACCTCTGTTAAAGACTGTAGCTAAAGTTCCTGTAGTTGTTTTAAACTTGGGATTACCTGCATTATGTTTTGTAACCTTATCTTTTAAAATTTTTCTAATTCTTGCAGATACAGCTTTAGATGCCATTTCATCAGCTAGATCATCAGCTTTTTTTCTACGTTCTCTAACAAGTTTTTTTCTTTCGTTGATAACAGCTTTCATAGCTGGAACACCTATGTTAAGAACTCCACCCCATTTGATAGCAGCAATAACACCATTTAATCTTTTATCGTTTTGATGCCTACCCATATAACGTTCTCTTCTTCTTACCCAGTTAAGAACAGATTCACTTCTATCTCCTGATTGATATGCAGACCATCTCCTAAAAGCATCATTGCCTGTGAATGAAGTTGGAGGATTACCGCCATTGCCAGCCATTCTCCAGATTTCTCCCCAGTTCTCTTTTAGATCTTTTGCGTAACCGTATGGAAATTGTTTATATTTTGAATTTGAAATTCTTACTGCTTGATCCATACCCGGACTTGGAAAGTTAGTATCGTCTTTTGCTTTGACAATTAATTTATTGTAATCTTCTTCACTTGAACAAGGCATATAAAATTTACCAGCAGGTCCTCTGTCTACTTCGTGATAACCATCGCATCCTAATTCTTTCGCTCTAGCTATAGCTTCTTCAGGAGTAGTGAAAGTATTTCTCATAAAAGCTGCTGGAGCTTTTTCTTCTGGACTGTGCAAATCATCACCTCTCTCGTACATTGCTTCTGCTTCTTCTAATGATACTTTAAGTTCTTCAACCATTTTTTCTATATAAGATTTTTTTGTACCTTCATAAGATTCGTGAGAAGCACAAGGCATATAATAAGTTATACCTTCTATTTCGTGTGGATGAGAACCTTCACAACCTATTTGTTTTGCTCTCTCTTCAGCAGCTTCTCTACTTACAAACATATCCATACCTCTTGTAGGTGTTACAGATATAGCTTGTCTTGTGGATTCAGGGTTAGCGTCTCCTGTGTCCATAACATCTTTCTTTTCTAATTCTTCTTGACTAACAAATGTTTGATCAATTGTTGCAGCAGGTATTTCTAATGGATCATCTTCCCCTACTGGTATCGTTTGATCTTCTGCATCTTCTTGAGCAGGTTTACCTGTTGCTTCTACTTGTTGCATATTAAGTGGTCTTAAATAAACATTATGAGAATCATCAGCAGCTAAACCAACTGCATTTCTAGCTTCACCAATTGTTGCCCAACCACCTGAAACAGCAGTGTTCATTCTTTTATAAAGTTCATCTTGGTCTTGAGATAATGCTCTTACGCTTTCAACTTCATATTTGCAATAAATATTATCATTATCATCAAATTCAGGTAGTAGCTGATAAGTTAATTCTTCTGCAACTGTTCTCCATAGAGGAACAAGTTTTTGTTCAGTAAAATATTCTCTTAATTCTCTAGTATTACTATAAGTAGCTGAACTAAGACCAGCACCTAAACCAGCAAGTACAGCAGGAACTCCCATAACAGCTG